GTTTGTCAACTCGTAGATGGTGTCCTTCGACATCTCTGGTCGCCAGTTGCCATACTCATCCTTCCGAAATCCGTTCTTGAGAAAATCCCAGCACTCTAATGGTGCATATGGGATGATGGCTGACATCTTATCCGGCATCGACACGTCAATGTCAATGCTTTTAAGATACGCCGCCACCTTCTCCAGATTGAACCAGTCCCGACACTCGTCAGACACTGCGATCAGCCCGTCATCTCCGTAAAAGATGTCTCGAACGTGTTCATTGTAATGAACCATGCTCCGATATTCAAGCGGAACCAGCTGTTGCCATGCATAACGCAGGAACATTGCATTCACTACAGTGTTGATTACGACGGTGTACGGATTCCCCGAAGGATTTCCGTGCACACACTCGTAAAGAGCGTTTCCAACGATGTGCGTTGCGTGCGATGCTTCCAAGAATAGAACTCTTCTAACTCTCGCACACTCCTCGCCGTCGTCATACCACCTGTTCACGATATCCGCCACTCGTTCCACGAGCTGTGCGGGCAACATTCCGTCATACTTGCTGTAATCGAAGCCGAACAGATTGTTTGACATACTTAGCAGTCTCTGCGCCAAGATTGTCCACTCATAACTCCACGTATCAATGCCAACGGCGCTGAACGTCAAGAGCCTTGAGCGACTCAAATGAGCTGAGAAAGCCAAGCAGTACATTCGATGCACGATGGTGTAGTCGACTGGTCCGATAGTAAAGATGCGCGTTGACGCCGACTTCACTTTCTTGATTGGTCTTCTTTCATCCTTCGTGCATGGTGTCCACACGCTTTGAACCATCTCTCCACGCTTTGCAAGCGCGAGACGATGTTCAACAGCCTTCTTCACCTTTTCGTCAATGAGCACACATGTTTTCTCGTCATGTTGAAACATGTACTCCTTGCCTTTTGCTCCACTTGGTCGAGTCAATATCCACGGGTACCCTGGAGCACTCGCGACATTGATCCTCTGCATGAACTCGTCATCCGGCAATCCTGCAACCGCTTCTTCCATAGTCAGAACTCTACAGTTCTTCTTCGGAACACTCGCTTCCAGAATGTTGCTGATGTTTTCAACCACATCGTCAAGACGTCGTGGTTCAAAGATGGCAGATGGACCGCCATACTTTTCCACACCGATCATTACGATGTTCTTCGTCAATTCTCCCTCAATTCGTGGGTCATTCATCTTCAGAACCGATGGCTCTGTGACATGCTCCCGAACTTGATCGAAAATCGCCGACGGTTTTAGTGTCGTCTTCTGCGGCATGCTTGTTCCCTTCGCTGGATCAACCACTCCGATGAAACGGAAGTTTCCTTCCGGCCAGCCAAAGCGACTCAAAGCCTTAACTTCAAGCTCGCTATCTGGTCGCACCAACGTGTCCACTGTGCACCCTTGTGCAACAATGGTCTCGCCGAGCATTTCACATGCTTCCTGCACCATTTCGAATGTCACAAGCGTCGAGTAACCATAGTTTGCTCGACCTCCTGCAACATGCATTCCGATGAATTTGTGCTGTAGTCGCGGCTCCATAGCCACAAGCATTGCACCACAATCTCCGTTCTGTGTCGACATGTTGTATCTCCAACCTTCTCGAACACAGTATTTCACTGGTGTCACCTTTCCAATTGCGTACGAACGAGTCGTCACGTCTTCGGTCTTTTCAAGATCGTATCCGCGCGCCTCTACAAGGCCAACATGGAAAACGCCTTCACGCCGTGTGCACAATTGTGCATGCACGCTTGACATCATTGCCATCTCGTCCTTTCGTACGAAGTGTTTAGTTATGTCGCCATACGGGCGAAGTGCCAGTCCTGCGTTGTAAAAGGACATGTCACTTTGCTCGAAGCAGACTAGTTTCTTCGGATCAAACGCCAGCCTGTAGTTAGATCCTGAAGGGTCCACTACAATCAGTTCCGATCCGCTTTTTGGCAGTGTCTTTCCGTCATCGGATTCAGCATACCAGAAATGTTTTGGCAGCATCAGGACTTGTCCCTTGATTGCCATACAGTTCATACCCATGCCATCGCGCCATATGCGCAACAGAGCAGGCTCGATCTTACGCACAAGCAAATCTTGCGCATTAGGATCCGATGTCCCCTCTGCTTCAGTCTTCAAGTAAGCCATTGTTTTCTCCCAATGCTTTCTTGGAACTGACACGCAATCCATTTCGTCTGTCTCTAGATCGTGTTCAGTCACCAAGACTGGACCACTTCCAGCAGTATCAGCATACCACTCGCGTACTTCAGCTTCCGTAGCCTTCCCGGCACAGATGGCCATGATCTTTGCCATATTTTCTTTCGAAATTATGCATTTTTCACGGTCACCCTTGCCTGGAACGTCCGCTGCTAACAATGACGCTGTCCGTTCGCC